TGGTTATCTATTTCATCATCTTCTAAACGTTGTACTGATTTATCCATAGTTTCAGTTCTATTATGTACTGCTGCGGTATGCCAAGCCATTTCTTTTCCTTTCTTATTTCCAGAAGCATCATCTACTGTTAACTTAGTTCTTCTACTAGAATCATATGAATATAATAATGCATGACCTAATCCATGTGACATCATAATTAAATTAGATGCAAATCTCATATCATCTTTATTATCTAAAATATATAATTCTATTTGGAATTGTCCTACAATTTCATGAGGTATTTGGTCTGATAAATTACCTGTGTCTCCGCTACGCCAATTATAAGTACCTCTCCTTTTTGCATATTCTGTAGTTGGGAAGAATCTAATATCAAATCGTTTTAATCTAGATTCAGTATAGTCTCTAGTAATTTCATTATCAATAGCATTTAGATGATCCTCTACCCATCTATATAAAATTTTTGTTATTCTACGCTTTTCAATCCAACCTATATTCTTGAATCCATAGAAATTAATCTTCATATTATGAATAAAAAAAAGAGATATATAAACCCTATTAAGGTCTTACATATTCGTCAGTATCTTCGCCTACTATGACTTGACCTTCATCTTTAATACCATTACCCCCACGCGAACTAAATACGTGTGCAATAGTTGATTTCTTTTGAGGTTTTTTCTGTTGTTCTAGTTTGATTAATTGTTTTTCTGACATACCATCAATCTCTTTTAACATCTTCTCTAGTTTGGCTTTTTCTATTTCATAAGGAATAGTCTTAATCAATAAACAATCGTAGTTATTTCTCAAGTTATTCAATTCTCTATGAATTTGTGGTTTAGTTAACTTTACCATAAAAAATAAAAGTGGAATAAGGTATATAAACCCTATTTATCTTTAGATGTTCTTCTACCTAATCCAAGCAACGCAAATGCGGCTAAGATACCTGCTATAACTATAAGTTTGATTTCTGACCATAGTTCTCTACCCTCATCAGAGTCATAACCATAAACATATGCCCCAATACCAAGATAGCCTACAGCACCAAACACTAGAATACCTACCAGAACTACTTGTAGATTACGCATAGCATTTTCGCTTAGTTGTAAACTCATAATTAAACTATGTAATTATCCCTATATAAATGTTAGTAATATGGCTGTTATTCCAAACACAATTCCACCCATACCAAATAATTTCTCATAACCCCATTGCTTATCTGCATCAGCCTCATCTAAGTCTTTCTTCCATTGTTTAATCTCTGCTATATCTATACTACATTGGTGTATTTCATCGTGTAGTTGGTCTAATTTAGTAAATATACGTTCTTCAATATCCATATATAAAGACGGCAAGGAAGATTAACTAGAAGTATAAAAAAATAAAAAAATGTGATTATCTCTAATCGTTCTTACTTGATAGGATTACATAAGCGGTTGCATCTATAACCACAGCGTTGACTCTGTGTGTAGCAACAATATCAACAGATTGTCTGTTAATGTTCTTATCGAATTCTAATTCAATGCTTCTACCTACTGCCAATCCAAATGCTTTACCTTTCATGAACACGATATTTCGTGCTGAGTTGTTGTTAGAGGTGTTAATAGAGTTAGTAACGAAGATCTCAATACCGAAGTACATAGAAATTCTACCTTGTCTAGAAATCTCTGGTGAGGCTTGCTGAATAAATCTGACGATTACTGTGTCTTGGATCAATTCTTTTTGGAATTTTGGAGTACATGCAAGTACGGCTGCTCCGTTATCAGGTTCGTGACCCATAACTTGTAGTCTTACTTTTGCGGCTTCTACGCCTGCTGCTTTTGCTACTCCTGTTGCATCTTCACTGGTTTCATCGGTAACTAGTGCACCGTCATTTGCATTAAGGTGGTTTGCTCCAAAGTCTTGTGAAGTTGCGGCTGCGATAGTGGATAGCACAATAGTAACTTCGTCTTCAAGGGCTCTTGTACGTGCTGTTTCTCTGATTTTTTCAAGAAGATCTTTTGGATATTTCTCGACCTCAGTTTTGAGAACGTTTTGTCTGAAACCTCTTGGAGTATTTGCACTTACATCAACACCAGTTAAGGTATGTGTTGCAGGTGTAATCTCTGTTGAGACGTGTTCTGTGATTGTACCAAATGCAGGGATAGTAAGAGTATAGAATCTGACAGTGTCTTCTCCTTGTGCGATTTTCTTAACTTGAACCCAAGGTCTAATGGATTTTACTAAGATTCCGCCCGGAATTACCATGATTTGTTGTCCGACATCTACACCCGGAATTGTACCAGATGTTGAGACGGCTTCTGAGAATACAGATGGTTGTATGTAAGAATGTTTGTCAATGAATTCGTCCTTATCAATTTTGATAGTGACAGATTGTCCATCTAGAACTTTCTCCATCAAAGAAACTTGTTCTTCTACTTGTTTTTCTTCCCATACTTTACCAGTTGAAGCTGATTCAGTATGTTCTGAAAGTTTCTCAGTTTTTGCGGTAAAGGAAGCCTCTAATTTTGCGGTTTCCTCTGCGACTCTTTTTTCTACTAGTTCTGCGATTGAACTATCAAGTGCTTCTTTGTCTTCTGCTTCTTTCTTTGCTTTTGCTTTACATGCAATATCATCTTCTGCACATTTATCATCGGCTTCTTGTTTAGCTTTTGCTTCTGCGTCCTTTTTCTCTGCTTCCACCTTATCGGCTTCTGCTTTGTCTGAGGCAACAAGGGCTAATTTGCTATCTAAGATTTCGCCTAATTTGGCATCGATTTTTGCTGTAAGTGCTGCATCGATTTCTGCTTCTGTTTTTTCTGCACTCATATTAATATTATCATCGGATTCTTCATTATTAGAAGTATTAATTACACCACTTAATTCAATACAATGCATACCACATTTCTTTTCTATGATAGTTAGATTTACCTCTGGGATTCCGGGATTTTCACCTAGGAGTACAGACATTTCACCAAATGTAACATTTAGAGGTGATTTCATACATTCTCCATCTCCACCTGCCTTACAGTATTCTTCTTCTCCTTGTGCAGTTAAACCTAATGATACTTTAGGATCAATATTTTGAGACTTTAATTTGTCAATTTCAGCCTCTACTTGTGCATCGTTAATAGTTGCTGCATAATCTAAATGTTCTAGTTCAGAATCCCAAGTAAGAGTAGATGTACCTATAATACCATCGTCTTCTTTATTATGGTTTAATCTTAAAGGTATAGTTTTATTATGTCCTTTGGCTAATTCAGAAGCCCAATAGAATGTGTTATTTAATGACTTTCTAGGCATGGCTAGAGTGCCTTGTATGTGCATCATAGTTTAATTAATTGGTATTATCGTCTAAAGAAGTAGTCCGATTATGTTTCTTTTTCTTTTTAGTAATAATATCATCACCTATATGTGTTATACTCTCTTTAGTAGGTTGTTCATCATTAGGAACCTCATCTGTTGAATTACCCATATCATCTGTAGGTGTTACTGATGTAATAGGTACAGTATCTTCCATATCATCTGGGTCAGGTGTTAAATCTGTATTATCTATTAAATATTGTCTCAATTCTGAACGTCTAATTCCACCTTTCTCGAATAGACCTATAACGTCTTGAATTGTAAGGACTGATTCTGAATCGAATATGAAATCTACTTTAAGGTTAACTTTAGAAGGAACGAAACCTAATGATATTAATACTTGATTGAATATAGTCTGAACTAACTGTAATCCATACCTACGTTGTACTCTTTTAATTTTTAATTTAATCATATCTGATGAAGACTCTGATGATGCACGTGCTGTAAAACCTGCTGTAAAGATCTGAGAAGCAAATTGTGAACCTGCTTCAATTACGTCTTTCTCATAATGTTCTATATATTTATCGAATTTACTAGCAGGATTAACTTCAAATATCTCTGCTTTAAATGCCTTATCTGTTATTATCTTTGCACCTGCACCGAGATTCTTAAATTCTTGTTGTTTATCTTCAATGAAATCCTCTCCTACATCTTCAAATTGAATCATCATCATAGGTGAAGCATAAGATTGGAATATCTTAACCATAGAGTTCTCTATTTTCCACATTTCTTCTATTGCAGAGTCTTGTAGTTTACCACCAACTGATTTAGGTGATACAATAGATTGTGCTAAACATCTACCCCATAACTCTTGTCTTCTATTAGTAAATTTAAGGTGTGCAACTCTAGATGCGGGAATTGATATATCTTTATCGTTAACATGTTGAGTATAACTAAGAACAGTACCGTCTTTCTTTCTTTCAGCACCGGTAATGGTTGTAATATCTATTTCATCTATATCTATAATCTTTTTACCCTTTAATATTAACTCATAACATACATTGCCTGCTATGACGTAACTATGTGCTCCATCTTCTAACTTTTCTTCAATGAAATTGTTATGAATCCACTTATTTAGTGCCTGTATAGCCTTTTGATTATCACCTGTTAATTTCATACCAGAACCTAAAATTAGTTGCACATATGTGTCAGTTGCAAGATATAATCGAGAATCGTGGTCGTTTAGATAGAATATCTTGGCAAAAGGTACTTCTGGTTTAGT